CTAGCTTTTTAGTAACTCCTTCAGGATTACAAGCAGCCCCTGCAATAGCAGTAGCACAGCTAAAGAAAGAAGGCGGTATCTTATTTGCTAGAATAAAACCATTAAGAGCTCGGTTGAAAGAATTAAAATCTAAAAAAGTATTTACAGAATAGTATGCCATTTATAACTATACCGGAATCAAAGGTAACTGCTTTTATAGGAAGTAAGATAGGAGGATTGCAAGCCCAACTACAAGATAAGGTGCAACAGAAAATCCAATCTACAATATCAACTTTTGTACAAGCAAATGCATGTCCTAAACAACAAACTTTAGATAAATTAGTTAAATCAAAAACAAACTTTATCTGATCTTACAGAACGTTCTAGAAAAATTATAGATACATATAAGGCTTTACCAAAAAAGCTAAAACCACCTATAGATACTCTAGATAAGTTAATAAAAGTTCTACTTGTATTACCTATTCCTCAAGCTGTTCCTCCAGGTATTGGTCTACCTATATCTATATCAAACAAATATTCAGACTTAATTAACAAGTTAAGAGAATTAGTTAAACAAACAAAAGAAACTATAGATGGAATTGAAGCTCTTGTAGATACAACTTTTTTTGATAATCTTTTAAATGATATTAATTCTAAGTTATCCTTACTTGATAGTCCGATTGCATTCTGTAGTATAGAAAATGAACTCAAAGATAGCCTAACACCGGAAGAATTATCTAAGTTAGGGTTAGTAGATATAGGTGGGAATTTTATTATTTCAAGATTAGTCCCAAGACTAGTACAAGAAACTTTAATTGATCCAATTAAGTATGCAGACAGTGTAGAAGATGGAAGTAACTATGGAAGAAACTGTTTTAGAGGTCCTTATAAATCCGGAATAATATATATTCATACAGATGAGAGAAGAGATATCGTAGAAGGATCAGATGGAAACAAATATATAGTAAATAATAGAGCAAAAAACGGACTTGATACCTGGTTAAATCCTTTAACAGGTTTAGATTGGTTACTATATGAAATTAATACTCAGAAACTTCTAGAGGACCTTTTAAATAGACTCTCGAATACTAGTCTAGTAAATAGAGGATTACTAGATAGTATTAAAGTTAATTTAGGAAGTTACAAAATACAACTACAACCAGCCCAGACTGGGCTATATAAAGCTAGAAACGGAGTTGAATTTTTAATTGAAGTTATAGATGATACAACCTCACCTTCTATAGCTAAAAGACGCTTTGCAGTAGCTAGAAACTCTCAAGGAATAATCGTAATGAAAGGACAGCCTTCTTTTGCTAGTGATGCAAACGTACTGGTACGGGAGATTAGATTCAGATTAGACCAATTACAATAATAAACTTTAATATACTAACTATTTATAAATATGAAACTAGAAGAACTTAGGAAAGTTATACGAGAAGAAGTAGAAAAAGCATTTAAAGACCAGCTTAGAGAGGTATTAATCGAAGCTGTTAAGATTGCCAGTAACCCTACTTCTTTGCAAACTGAACAAAAAACAGAAGCTAAGCAGGTTACTAATTTTAAAGCACCTGCTCCGCAGCCTAAAAAGTATGTTCCAACCGGTAACCCGATCGAAGATATGTTACAAATGACAAGAGCAAGTATGACATCAGCCGATGCAGCAGCTATTATGGGCGAAGGAGCTCATATGCCAAGCATGGCTAGCACAGTAGCACATCAGATGAACTTAGAAGGCGGTAGTCAACCAGGAATAGATTTAAGCCAATTGCCTTTTATAGGTAAAGCAAAACAGATATTAGAAGCTGCTAATCAGAAAGATAAACAACGTAAAGGAATAGAATAATGGCATTTGATGTAAAGAAAATAAATCCGTTAGATAGACAGCCAAGAAAAGCTGTAGGTGTAAATCTACCTTTTTCTGGACAAGCTGTTTTTAATTCTAACTACTTTACTAAAGATGCAGTTAGAAATAACCTAATTAATTATTTTCTTACAGGGAGAGGTGAGAGATATATGAACCCATCTTTTGGTAGTGGACTACCTTCAGAACTATTCGAACAAATAACAGAAGATAAACTTAACTTCTTAAAGATTAAAATAAGACAAGAGTTAATGGACTATTTTCCAAAAGTTATTACTAATGATATATCTTTAATAGCAGATCCAGATAAAAACTCAATTGAATTCTATTTAAAATATAATATCTTAGATAGTAATATTGAAGATGAAGTAATTATTAATATTCAGCAATAATGGCCCAAGAAAGAGACATAAAATATATAAACAGGGATTTCAGTAATTTTAGAGAACAACTCGTAGAATTTGCTAAGAATTATTTCCCAGATACGTATAACGATTTTTCACCTACCTCCCCGGGTATGATGTTTATTGAGATGGCATCTTATGTGGGTGATGTACTCTCTTTTTACCAAGATACACAGCTACAAGAGACATTTTTACAACACGCTAAAGATCCTGCTAACCTGTACAACTTAGCATACATGATGGGGTACCGTCCTAAATCCACAAATGTATCAGAAGTAGAAATAGAAGTATCTCAAAGAGTTAACGCAGTAGCACCTAACTACTTACCTAACTGGAATCAAGCACTAGTAGTACAACCTAATACAAGATTACGAGCAACTACATTTGGTGACCCTAAATTTATTATAAACGATAAAATCGATTTTGCTTTCTCAAGCTCTTTAAACCCTACAGAAGTTAGAATAGAAAGTATTGCTAATGGGTATCCTGCAGAATATAAACTTACAAAAAAAGTAAATGCAATCTCAGGAGAGTTAAAACAAAGTACAAAAATAATAGGTGCATCTGAAAAGTTTCTTACGTTAACTATAGAAGATACTAACATAGTAGGCGTTTTAGATATTACCGATAGTGATGGAAACAACTGGTATGAAGTTCCTTTTTTAGGTCAAGATACAATATACGAAGAGCAAAGCAATACATCTTCTGATAAAAACCAAGTACCCAGTCTTCTAAGGTTGAAAAAAGTACCTAGACGTTTTGTAACTAGGCTAACCTCTCAAGGGAATTTACAGATCCAATTTGGAGCAGGTATAAACATAAGTGCTTCTGACGATGAAGTTTTTTTACCAGACCCTACTAATGTAGGAATAGGAACAAATCAAGGTATTAGTAGACTAGATTATGCTTTTGATCCTTCTAACTTTTTATTTTCAAAATCATACGGCATAGCACCGTCTAATACAACCCTAACTGTAAGGTACATAGTAGGAGGAGGAGTAGAATCAAACGTTCCTGCTAATAGTATAAACCAGGTAGAGTTAGTAACAGTAGCCGCACCAGATCAGAGTAAAGCAAATACACTAACCTTTAATAACCCTTTACCAGCAACCGGTGGACGAGACGGAGATTCAGTAGATGAACTGAGACAGAATAGTTTAAGAGCTTATTCAGAACAAAATCGAGCGGTAACTTTACAAGATTACGCAATCAGAAGCTTATCACTACCCCCACTATACGGTTCTGTATCTAAAGTTTATGTTACACAGGATCAATCTACAAATGCTAACCTACTAGGTGGAGCTTATGATTCAAATCCATTAGCATTATCTTTATATGTTTTAGCTTATAATTCAGAAAAACAAGTTACAATAGCTACTACAAATTTAAAACAAAATTTAAAAACTTATCTTTCTCAGTACATGTTATTAACAGATGCTGTAAATATAAAAGATGCTTTTATAGTTAACGTAGGGTTAAAATATGAAATTATAACATTACCTAATTACGTATCTAGAGATGTATTATTAGCATGTAATACAGTACTTATAGATTATTTTAATATCAGTAAATGGTCTATAAATCAACCTATTAATATATCAAGTATCTATACACTACTAGATAGAGTTAAAGGAGTACAGAGCGTAGAAAAGATTTATTTTGAAAATAAAGTAGGCGGAACTACTCAGAATATGCATACGATATAAAAGGAGCAACAAGGGGTAATATGGTTTACCCTTCTTATGATCCTTGTATTTTTGAAATTAAATTTCCTGAAATAGATATTCAAGGACGAGTAACAACATTATAAAATGGCAATATATAGAATCTTCCCAGAAAAGGATACATTTATTTTTACTGAAGCAGTAACCGGTAATGCAGGTTTAGATGAGATAATCGAAATCGGTGGCTACCCTATCTCAGAAGTAGGTCAAACAGCAAGAGCATTGTTAAAATTTAATAGTACAGATATTGCAAATGTTGTAACAAACATTATAGGTAGTAATAACTACAGTGCGAGTATCCACTTAAGTTTAGCATCTGCTTACGAAATACCTACAGAGTACTCATTAAAAGCTTACCCGCTATACAATACATGGACTCAGGGAATAGGAAAGTATGGGGATTCACCAACCGATCAATCCGGTGCAAGTTGGGTATATAGATTAGGTAATGGAACCGGAAACTGGACATTACCCTCTAACACCATTACAATGCCAGCAGGAGTAGAAAGTTCATACAATGCTACATATATCGGAGGTGGTAGCTGGTATACAGGATCTGCAGGAGTAAATTACGAAAGTACTCAATTACAGGAACTAAATTCAAATAATGATATTCATATAAACGTAACTAATGGAGTAAAGGCTCATAACGCCTCTACAATCGTTAATAACGGGTTTATACTGAAACTGACAAATGATCTTGAATTTAATACTACATCCTCTATACGTTTAAAATACTTTAGTGGAAACACTAATACAATATACCCTCCGTACTTAGAATTCGGATGGAATGATACTGTTTATAGTAGTACATTGACGGAATTAAGTACAAGTGACGCAACTATTAATATTAAAAATAATAAAGGGGAGTATGTAGATGCCGGAAAGCAAAGATTTAGAGTACATGCAAGACCTAAATATCCTACAAGAACTTTTACAACAGGATCTGTATACCTAACTAACTATAAACTACCTGCTGCTTCGTATTGGGGATTAAGAGATGAACATACAGAAGAGATGGTAGTAGATTTTAATACAGTTTTTACAAAAATAAGTGCTGATAATAACGGAAGTTACTTTGATGTTTACATGGAAGGGTTGCAACCAGAGAGATATTATCGTATATTAGTAAAATCAACTCTTGATGGGAGTACAACAGTGGTAGATAATGGTAATGTTTTTAAAATAGTACGTAATGGCTAATAACCCGGTACCAGTTCGGAAGACGGTATATAATAAAGAACATATTAATAAAGTTGTAAAAAGAGAATTTACAACCTTTAAACAGCCTGTACCTGAAAATACTCAGTTAACTATTGAAGACTTCTTTGCATTATACGAAGAACTTTTTTATGAAATTCCAATTAACGGAGAAGCTGGAACCCATGAATATTTAATAAAAAGAAGCTCAGAATTATACAGGTTAGATGATTCTACTGCCGATATACAACCTCTCTTAGATGAAATAACAAATCTAAGAGCACAGATTATAGATAACGAAAGCGAGATTATTGCATTACAAGAACAAGTAGCTAATCAGAATGTCAAAAACTAATTACATAGTATCCACAGGAGTTCCTAGTCAATTAGGTATAGTGACTAAAAACCTAAATGAAAAAGATAGGAATTTAGTAGATAACTTTTACCTGAATAGTAATTTTAAACCTGAAAAACATACAGTAGAGTTACACGTATATGGAGTAGATGATCAGCGGTTATTTTCTGTTGATTCCTACTTTCCCGAGTTTAATCATATTACATTTACACAATACGAATCAGGTAAAATATCTGAGCTAAATATATCCCCAGAAGCAGACGCTAGCCAATTAGGATACAGTTATGGACAAGTTAGTTTACTCTATAACTTCTTAAATAATCTATATAGCAACGATAATTTTATTTTTGAAGGTAACTTTTTCATAGAAGAATTATCGTCTGATAGAACAGAAATTTTAGCGTTAAGTAATGAAGTATCTTTACAAGATCTAATTAAATTTACTTCTGAAATTAAAAGAAAACTAGAAAGTCTTTCTTATTTTCAAGATTTCAGATTAAATTTTGGAGATAATAGGTTATTGATAGGTATTAATATTGATCTTATAGATTATAGAGGAGGAAAAGCTTTAGCTATAAAGCTATATGAACCTTTACCGGTAGATTTTGAATTTAAAGATACGTTTAGAGTAGTTGAGTTAGTATCAGACTCTGTAGTGTTTGAAATCGATACAGAAGTAATACCGGATGAAATAGTATTTCCTCATTTAAAAGGACCTAATTTTGATATAGAATTAGTAGAGGATAATAATAACCCTACAGGTTTTTTTAATTATAATGAACTATTTAGCTACCCGGTTACTAGTTCTTATTACGAGTTATACTCTTTATTTGAAGAGAGCAGCGCTCAAATTAGCATAGACCATAGCAACTATTCAGACTTTATAAACTTTTCTTCAGCAGAAGAGAGATTAAGAAATTTTAAATATAAAGTAGATTTAATAAAATCATACGAAACTTCTTTGCAAACTCTAAGTAATACAGGGTACATAAGATTCGGTATTACGGGTAGTAGAGATTATTATGAATCTTTAATTGAAGGTATTGTAAATAACTTTGACCATTACGATAGATTTTTATATTTTGAAAGTGGATCTAATAGCTGGCCTAAATCTAACACTACAAGACCATTTAAAAACCAGGCAAGTTCCACAGCACAAGCATCAAACTGGTATAGTGGTCAATTAGAAATTGCTTCTAATTTTGATGTAAGTAACTTAAATGCATTAACGAATACATTACCAGTATTTTTAAGAGAAGATCAAGGTAACAATCCTGCTCTCCTTTTTATTAATATGCTCGCACAACATTTTGATAATATATGGATATATCAAAAAGCTGTAAGTGATAAGTATGATGCTGATAATAGAATTAACTTCGGCATATCTAAAGACTTAGTAAGAACTACTCTAGAAAATTTTGGAGTTAAGTTATATAATAGTAACTTTAACTTAGAATCTATATTTGGAGCATTTATAGGTGAGTCTTATATATCCGGAAGTGAACAAATAAACGAATATAAAATAATTACCTCAGGTTCTACAAATGCGTATTTACAACCAATGCCATTTGACAACTACCAGAAAGAAGTTTATAAAAGAATATACCATAACCTACCTTTATTAACTAAAGCAAAAGGAACTGAAAGAGGTTTAAGAGCTTTAATAAACTCATTCGGCATACCTTCTCAGATTTTAGAAATAGGTATTGCAGGCGGTCAAAAAATAGGACCAGGTTTTTATGGACCAACACAACTACACCATAGTTCTTCTTTAAAATTAAGAACAGATAATGACGGTACAGTTATTACTGGTGATGCATTATCAAATTACACTTCTATTGTTAGAAGAGAATATGAGTACTCTGATGACTTAAATTTTGTTGAAGTAGGATTAGCTCCTTCTAAGAATATAGATAATTATATAGTTTCTCAAAGTGCTGTATTAGGTTTTTCAAACTTTAACATAGACGACTATATTGGTGACCCTAGAGACTCTTATAAATCTGAATACACTGCATTAGAGAAACATCGTAAAGTAATACTAGGAAATCTAGATAGATATGACCTAATGGATTATATTAGGTTAATACGTTTTTTTGATAATGCTTTATTTAGAATCATTAAAGATTTTATACCAGGTAGATCAACAGCTATTACCGGTATTATAATTAAACCTCATAAGTTAGAAAGAAATAAAGCAAAGCACGTAAGTGTTAGTACTATATTCCAAGACTATTCTGGGTCAATAGATACTGCTTTTACGGTAGGAACTCACGGAGGATCTTATACACAGTTAGTAGAGAGAAGTACAGCATACTCGGAAAGAATTGTAGTTCCTTCTGGATCTGCTATGACCTTTAGACATAATTACGAAGAACCTAAATTTAATGGAGAGTTAAGTGGAAGTAGAATTAAAATTACGGACGGTGAATTAAATAGAGGAAAAAGAATTAAAAAAGGATCACAACCAGAGTTAGCATTTAGGATAACATTCATAAACCAATCTAACACTATTCCTAGAGATTGTACTATCACATTCACAGTAACTCAAATAACACCTGCACCTAC